AACGCCTTGGTACTGGAGATAAATTTTATATCAACGGTACAGTCAGTCCTGTTTTAGAATTACAAGAAGGCAATACTTATATATTCGATACTTCGGATACAAGTAATGCTAATGAAATTTTATCTTTTTCATCTACTAAAGATGGAACCCATACAACAGGTGGAGCAGAATATACTACTGGCGTTACAAAAACAGGAACAGCAGGTACAGCTGGAGCTAAAACAACTATTATAGTTGCACCAGTTGCAACTACAGGAGCGCCTACTTTATTTTATTATAATTCTGGTGCGTCAGGTACTACAGGAATGGGAAATACTGCAAACACTATTTCTCCAACTTCTGGTGTGTCTGATAAATTTAATCCTCAAATTGATGATATTATTGAAGAAGCTTTTGAAAGAACAAATATAAGAGGAACTAGAACTGGTTATCAATTAAGATCAGCAAGACGTTCTTTAAATATTATGTTTCAAGAATGGGCTAACAGAGGAGTTCATTTATGGAAAGTTAAACTTGCAAAAGTACCTTTAATAGAAGGTCAAGCAGAATATAGTTATTCAACTGATTCAGTTAATTTTCCAAATGATATTAGTTCTGTATTAGAAGCTTATTATAGAAATAATTCTACTACGACAGCTCCCGCAGATATTGCATTAACTCAAATTAGTAGATCAGCATATAATGCAACTCCTAATAAATTAACTAAAGGAACTCCTTCTCAATTTTATGTTGAAAGAAAAATAGACCCAAGTATTTTTTTATATGCTACCCCAAGTTCAAGTGTGTCTAGCACAACTACACCAAGCAGTTTTCAATTTTGTTTTTATTATTTAGCTCAAATAGAAAATCCAGGAGCTTATGCTAATACTTCTGATGTTGTTAATAGATTTTATCCTTGTATGATGTCGGGACTTGCTTATTTTTTAAGTATGAAATTTTCTCCTGAAAGAACACCAGAGCTTGAAAGAATTTATGAAAGTGAAATGTTAAGAGCCTTAGATGCCGACAACCAAGGTACATCTACATTTATTTCTCCACAAACATTTTATGGTGATGGAGTAATGTCATAATGGGAGTTTTTGCAAGAGGTAAACAAGCATTAGCAATTTCAGATAGATCAGGAATGAGATTTCCATATACTGAAATGGTTAGAGAATGGAATGGATCTTTAGTTCATTATTCAGAGTATGAAGCTAAACAACCACAATTAGAACCAAAGCCAGTTGGCAATGATCCTCAAGCTTTACAAAATCCAAGAGTAGAAGGAAAAGCAACTGCTCAATTAATTTTATTAAAAAATAATCCTTTTGAAGTAATTAATTATGGAGGTAACACTTATGTTAATGTTTATTCGGAAGATCATCAAAGAAAAGCTGGAACTACGGTAAGATTAAGAGGACCTGCACAAGTTATAACTTCTGGACCCGGAGGAGCAAATCCTGCGGATGCACTTAACTTACAACAGTTCGCGGCTATTAATTCTATTGTTGGAGTTACAGATATAGATTCAGCAAGTGGCTTTACAATTTCATTAGGTAAAATAGATGCATCAGGAAATGTAACAGGAAATACTACAATCTCTCCTATTACTGGAGAATCTGATCCTTTAACAAATCCTATTAATTATTTTTATTTTCAAAGTGGTGACACAGCTACAACAAGTGGTATAAAAGGTGGAGGAGAAAATTGTTCCGCCGGACCAGTAACATTGGAGGGTTTATAAGATGGCATATCTTTTAGCAGATTTAAGAACAGATATTAGAGGATACACAGAAGTAAGTTCAACTGTTTTAACAGATTCAGTTGTAGATAGAATTATTCAAAATGCAGAAAACGGAATTGAAAGAGCTGTTCCAACAGATCAGAATGCTCATTATGCAACATCAAATTTAGTTGTTGGAAATAGATATGTAACTATTCCAGATGACCTAAGATCAATTAACTATGCGCAATTAACAGATGCCGCTGGAAATCAAACTTATTTAGAACAAAGAGATCCAAGTTTTATGGCAGAATATTATTCTACTCCAGATTCTAATTCAGTTAGTATTCCTAAATACTATGGAAATTGGGATGAGACTTATTGGGTAGTGGCGCCTACGCCAGATAAAGATTACAAAATTACTTTGGCCTATAATAGAGAACCATATAGCTTAACAGATACAGTTAATCCAACTACTGCTCCGGCAGCTACTAATGGGACTTATTTGTCCAATAAATATCAGGACTTGCTTTTATATGCATGTTTATATAATACATATGGGTACTTGAAAGGTCCTGGAGATATGATACAATATTACCAATCGCAATATCAAAATGCGCTAACATCGTATGCAACTGAACAAATCGGTTACAGACGCAGAGACGAATATGAAGATGGGATGATTCGTCAACAATTAAAATCTAAATCACCATCAAGTTACGGAACCAATTAAGGAGAAAAAATATGGCAAACTATGTACCATACGAGTTTAAAAAAGATTTATTAAAAGGAAATTTTAATTTTCCAAGTGATACAATCTATTTAGCTCTTTACACAAGTGTGGCTGCTTATCCAGTAGCAAGTGCAACTGTTTATTCTAGTGCAACATCAGGACAAGTTGCAGCGGCAGGCGGTTATACTACGGATGGCAGAACATGTGGTACAGCTTCAGTTGCTAATGCAGGTTCACAACCTCAATCAATTTATCTAAACTTTGCAGGAGATGGTAGCGGAGCCAATACTATTACATGGACAACTGCAACTATTACTGCAGCTTATGGAGTCATGTATCAAAGACAAGGCTCAGGCGGTACAGCAGCTAATCAAAGATTAGTTGCGGTTCTAGATTTTGGTGGATCAAAATCTTCATCNAGTGGAGATTTTAAAGTTGTGTTTCCTACTGTTAGTACAGGNGCTGATGCAATTTTAAGNATAACGTAAGGAAATTAAATGGCTTTTGTTTTAAACGACAGAGTAAAAGAAACTAGTACTNCAACNGGNACAAGTCAAACGACTTGGGCGTTAGCNGGTGCAGCTACTGGTTACCAAACTTTTAATAGTGGAATTGGAAGTAGTAATACTACTTACTATTGTATTTTTAATAACCCAGATGAATGGGAAGTTGGTCTTGGAACTTTAAGTTCTTCAACTAATTTACAAAGAACTACTATTATTTCTAATTCAGACGGAAATACTTCTGCAGTTAATTTTAGTTCAGGAACTAAAGATGTATTTTGTACTTTACCTGCAAGCAAAGCTGTTGTTGAAGAATCAAATGGAGACGTAACTGTACCAGCAGATTTAACTACCGGTTCAGATTTAACTGTTGGTGCATTATTAAAATTACCAACTAACACAGCTAACAAAATGTTAGTTGCAGACGGTACTTCTTTTGAAGAAGTAGATATGTCAGGAGATGCAACTATTGCATCTGGCGGAGCATTAACATTAGCTAATACAGGAGTTTCGGCTGGTTCGTATACTTCTACAAATATAACAGTTGACGCAAAAGGAAGACTAACTGCGGCAGCTAGTGGATCAGGAGGAGCAACTAACGGATTTGTGATTGCAATGTCGATCGCACTCTAGTATAAGGAAATTATGGCACAGAATTTTAAAAATTACATCACAAGATTAACAGGAACAGCAGCAGTAGACGCTTTAGGTGGTGCTACTAACAGTATTGACTGTTTAATTAGTGTGAGAATGGCAAATGTTTTAACAACAACAATAACAGTAGAAGCTTATATCGAAAGAGGCGGTTCTAATTACTATCTAATTAAAAATGCGCCGATCGTAAGTGGCGGATCGCTTGAGCTGATAGACGGAGGAAGTAAAATTGTTCTTGCTTCTGGAGATCAACTGTATGTCAAATCAGATACAGCGTCATCTTTAGATACAGTAGTAGGCGCAGTAGATGATATAAGTACATAGGAGAACTCATGGCGTATTTAGGAAATAAACCAAAAAACAATTTATTGACCATGAACTCTTCGCAGTACAGCGGCGATAATTCTAATACAACTTTTACACTTTCACAATCTGTAGGAAACGTTAACGAAATTGAAGTTTACGTTGGAAACGTCCGTCAGGATCCGTTTTCAGCTTATTCAGTAACAGGTGGAACTAGTTTAGTTTTTACCGCAGCTCCTCCTTTAGGAACTAATAACGTTTATGTAGTATACCAAGGTAAAGCTGTAGGTACGACTACACCTGGAGAAAATTCAATTGAATACGGAATGATAAAATCAATCAATGGTGGCTATGAAAATTTAGCAACTATATCAACTTCTATTACTGTTGCAGCAACAGACAATATGATGTTGTGTGGTCCTGTTAGTATGACAGGCACTGTTACAGTAAGTGGAACTTTAACGATAGTATAATATGGCAACTTTATTTGTAGATAAATTAGACCCACAATCAGGAACTAGTTTAGAAATAGGCTCTTCAGGAGATACAATTACTATTCCTAGTGGGGCAACACTTACTAATAATGGAACAGCAACAGGTTTTGGTGGAATTACAAATGCTCAATCTTTTCAAATAACTTCAGATGCAGCTATATCAGGAACTGGATATCTTTCATCTAATTGGGCAGTTAATTCTGGAGGTGGTGTAAGCACCTATTCAAATAAAGGAACATTAGTATCTCAAAGTAGTGGAACTTTTTCTATGAGTGCTACAGGTTATTATTTTATATCCTACACAGTAAATTCTAATTTTACTGTAGTGGGAAGTCAAGATACAGGAACTTGGGATATTATAGGTACATCAAATAATTCAACATATGCAAGTATAAGTCAAGGTTGGGAATCTTATGATTACGCAGAACATAGAACAAACTGTACTACATTAAATGTTCTATTTAATTGCAATGATACCTCTAATGACAAAGTAAGATTTGGATATGGAGAAGGAAATGGTCATGATGGAATAACTGTTTATGGTAATGCCACAACTCCAAGAACATCAGCAACATTTATACGATTAGGAGATAGTGAGTAATGACTGATTTAGAAAAATTAATAGTTGCAATAAAAAAAATAAATACAAATGCAGAATTTGAAGCATCTAATGTTGATAATATTATTTGGAAAAATGGTACAACACCTATTTCTAAATCTGACATAGAAGCACAATATCCAACAGTTGAAGCAGAAGAAGAAAATAAAACAAATAAAAAAGCGTCTGGTAAACAAAAATTAAAAGATTTAGGATTGGACGACGACGAAATTAAAGAGTTGATGGGAGTATAATGGGAACACTTAAAACAACAAACATACAATCGATATCTGGATCAGGAACAGTGACTCTTGGTGTGTCTGGGGAAACTTTTGATATTCCTTCGGGTGTAACTTTAGATTCTACAGGTGCTACTATTACTGGAGCTTTAACTAACACTCCAGCTTTTGCTGCAACTGGTGCAAGTAATGCAATAAGTTCAGCTACTTATGTCAAAGCTCAAAATGGAACAGAATTACTTGACACTAATGGCGATTACGATAATTCTAGTAATTATAGATTTACACCTTCAGTAGCTGGAAAATATTATGTAAGTAACACTATTTGCGTAGATCCAGATAGTAATATGCAATACATTACTGCATCTATATATAAAAATGGTTCAAGAATAGCACAAAGTCTTAAAGGATTTAATAATACTGATCCAATAGGTAATAATTATTTTTCAGTAACTGTAAATATAATTGCAGATGCTAATGGTTCATCAGATTATTTTGAGGCTTATGCTTATTTACATCAAGACGGAGATTTTAGATCAACAAGCGGTGAAAATGTATTTTTAGGATACAAAATTATAGGAGCATAA